CTACCGTTATAGCATGAATAACACAAACACACAGCCTGACGCCGGGAGTCAGGAGGCAGACAGTACACCCGTTGCAAATAACCTCGGAAGGATTGACGAACACAGCCTAGCTGATTTTGTTAAATCCAATTTCCTAAACGAGGAGGAGGCGGCTCCAGCCAAAGAGGAGCAGGCCGACATTGAGGCAGAAGCTGAAGAGCCAATTACGGACTCAGAGGTAGAAGCTGAAGTAGAAGCCGATCAGTCCACCGATGAAGAAGGTGAGCCTGAAGAGAGTTCTTTGAGTCGAGGCGTGCAGAAACGTATCAACAAATTAGTTGCTGCAAAGAAAGCCGCCCAGGCACAACTTGAAGAGAGAGAAGCCAGATTAGCGCAAATGGAGCGCGAGTTGCAGGCGTTAAAGTCTGTTCCGCAAACCAATGCGCCAACCATATCTGACGCTGTTGAGGCACTTAGTTCTATTAATGAAGTAAATGCTGAATTTCAGCGAGCATTATATGTTTTGGATTGGTGCGAAGATAATCCTGATGGTGGTGTAATTACTGATCCGCAAGGTAATCAGATTGAATTAGACAATCACCAGGTTCGCGACATGAGAAAACTGGCTAGACGTAGAAAGGAAATTGAGTTGCCAGCTAGGCTTCAATATTTGAACCAAAAGTCTCAAATTGAACCGGTGTTGACAGCCAAACATCCTTGGATGCGTAAGCCGGAAAGCGAAGAATACAGGGTAGCACAGCAAGTATTGCGTGATTTCCCTGAAGTAAAGCGCCGCCCGGATCATATGCATTTGGTTGCCGCATTAATTGAAGGGCTTAAAGTGTTTGCAGAACGAGATTCTGGAAAGGCTAAAGCTACACCAATTAGGCGAGCGCCAGCACAGCCAAGCGTCAAGGCTCCTCCTAGAGTTGATAAAGATGATTCTTCTCGCGCACAGAAATCTTTTCTTAAGGATACTTCAAACAGAGATGGACTGAGTGACCTAGTAAAAGCAATGGGGTTTGTGTAAGCCCCAATTTAACTCAGTAACCTAACTTAAATTATTTAGTATTATGGCACTTCTAACTGAACCTAATCTTAGTGGTCGCGGTAAACGCGAAGACCTGATGGACATGATTGCGCTTGTCGATGCGAAAGACACGCCATTCACGTCTATGGCCCGCAAGGGCAGCAAACCCGGAAACATGTTTTTCCGTTGGCAGGCAGACAGCAATCCTGCTCCCAAAGTTGGCGGCACGATTGACGGCACGGATGTTAGCTCCTACACCAACTGGGATGTAGGTTACCGCGCCGAGCTGGCAAACTACGCGCAGGTGTTCCGCATGGACGCCGTTCGTGTTTCCAAACTGTCTACTGACATTGCTCAGGTGGCAGGTGTGCGTGATGAGCTGGCGTATAACGTCAGCAAGTCTATCCTTCAGTGCAAGCGTTCGATTGAGACGACTCTCTGCTCGAACCAGACTGCACAGCAGGATACAGGATCTGTTCCTTACCTCACGGCAGGGATTCAGACCTGGATCAGCACCGCAGGCACGGGCACCCCGACTCCAGGAGATATCCCTTCGCAGTTCCGCACTCCTACTGACTCGATCCTCACTGGTGCATCCAGCGGACTGACCGACACAGCAGTGCAGGGAATGCTCAAGAGCATCTACAACCAGACTGGTCAGTACCGCTCGTTCGATGCCATCGTTGGCACCGACCTCAAGCGTGCATTTACCAGCTTGCTTGGAACGTCACAGTTGACCACAACTTCCACTGCTGGAGTTTTGGCTGCTGGTGCAACCAAGGTGCAGACCTTCCAGCGCGACGCTGCTGCTGAAACGTACATTCAATCCGTGGACGTGTTCCAGGGTGACTTTGGTACGGTTAAGCTGCACCCCACGGTGTTCCTTGGAACGATCAGTGGTGGCGCATGGACTGTCACCCCGTACAAAGGTCTTGTCCTTAACATGGACCTGATCGAAGTGCGCTACGGTGGCAATGTTGCCGCTGTGCAGTCGCTGCCAGACTTTGGCGGCGGCCCTGCTCGCGTCGTAGAGGCCGTCTGTGGTCTTGTTGTCGGGAACCCATTGGGTCTTGGCAAGTTTGACTTCAGCTCGTAGGCTTGATTTGCGACACCTGCCGATCCGTGGTCACGGGTAATGCCGATGACGGACGCAAATGAGAGTGGTGTGACTGCTGGAGAGACAGCATGTGACCGTTCCCGCAGTATACTAGGACGGATCGAACGCCGGAAGCCCGCTAGGCGTGACACTCTGGAGAGACAGGGGCACTTTTATGATTGATATCGACCCTAGTTTAATTCCTGCAATGGAAGCTGAGTTTCGACGAGGCTGGCAGATGAATCGTATTCAGGCTGAGATCGACTCAAAGAACTCTGCCAAGTTTACAAAAATGCGCCACAAGTCGATTGATGGGATTGGTCAAAAGGTTGGTAGTATTCCGGGGCAGGCTTATCACTTCTGGGGGCAAAAACTTGGGTATCAATGTTGGGATGACGAGAAGTTTCTTGCAGAGTTTTGGAGGGATAATCCTCAGTGCAAAGTTAACTCTGGCGGAACAAAAGAAATTAGTGTAGGTTGGGTTCCATCCACTAACGTAAGATCCCGCACCGTTTACGCATGAAGACTGTTCCATTTAGCGACATCTTGTCTGAAGTTTGCCAATTAATTGGATTGGACAAAAGCACGCTAAATGACAAAAGCTTTGGCGCTATTCGCGACTTTACGTCACGTCGCATTGGTACAATTTGGGACCGCGAAGAGTGGCCCGACATTAACAGGTACATTAAGACGTTTACTGGCAATCCAATTAGTGCTGCCACATTTGTTAATCCGCCTGTCTTGCAGACAGAATCTTTGCTAGATCTGACAACTCAAGATTTGCTGCCTCTTTTTCAGCAATTTGAAGAAAACACAATTGCGCTAAAGCTAACTTTGGACTCAAATTTTCCAAGAGTTTACTTGGCTGATTTTGCGGCAGACACCTTTAGGCTTGGTACAATCACAGAAACTGAGGTTGCCTTTGAAAATCCATTTTACTACAACTACAATGGTGAGCTTATAAGTCTTTCTGATAGAAAGTACACGTTTACTTACACATCGGCTACAGACTTAAATGGCGAATACATTGCTGATATCAGCATTAAATTGCCATACGAGTCTTCAATAACTTTTCCAACTTATCAGGGGCCAAACGGAAGCCTGACTACAACTGTGCTTTTTGATAAGAATCCACAGCGCATTGTTCAAATGCCAACTGGATCTTTGCAGGGGCTTGCGGCATGGCAGCGAGATCCAAGGCTAACTACGCGAGTTGTGCCTGTAGATTTTACCGTAGAGGACATGTATACCATTCCATCTACAACCAAGACAGTGGATGTTACATATCTTCGTTTTTTAGAAAATGGAGAAAAGCACATACAATATAGACTTGATGCTCCAAGGTTAACTGGCAATCAGTTTGAAAATTCAACTGTGTATTCTGTTGGATCTCAAGTTTATTACGATACTCTTCAGTTGTCTTCTGCTTATGAGCCAACAAACTTAGGTCGCGGAACCAAGGGAAACTTTTGGAACTCTGTTGCCTCTTCAAGTTCAGTTGCTCCAGCAGATCCACCTAATCAATATTGGGAAGTTGTAGCAATACCATACAGATTTAAGGATTTTTTAGTAAATGGAGTTAGCTCTGATTTTCTAAAGTCAGAAGCACGAACTGATGAGGCTGTTGTGCTTGATCAAATTGCCGAAATGGCAGTGCAGCAACAGATTGATGTTCTTATTCGCCAGCAAGGACAAGCTCAAAAAATGAATATGGTTTACACTTATTGAGCATGATTAAAAAATTTCTCATAAAAAGAAATGGAACTCCAGCGGCTCCTGGAGCAAAGCTTGTTGTAAATATTGGAGTAAAGGGTGATAAACAAACTTTCAAGTTTCGTAAACAAGCGTATACTCCAACTCCTCCTGCCGTTGTGTATCAGATATTGACTGAGACAGGAGACTACCTTAATAATGAGTTCAGTTATCGCATTACCACGAGTTAATTATGCCTAGAATTACAGATTTAACTTCAGCGTCAACGGTCGCACTTACCGATACGCTTGTTCTTGTACAAAGTGGGACTACTAAAAAATGCGATGTCTCGCAGGTAAAAACACTTGATGCATCAGAGATTGTCAGTGGAACGCTTGGTGTAGCTAGATTGCCTGTTGTTCCAGTTTCGCTTGGCGGTACTGGATCCGTAAATGCCACCTCTGCGCTTACTGCACTTGGCGGACAGCCTGCTCTTTCTTCTAGCGCCCCAGCTGCAATTGCACAGGGAGGCACAGGAGCTACCACGGCTGTAGCTGGATTAAATGCACTTGGCGGAATTACATCTGCTGTAGTGCCTTCGCTGGTAACAACCCAGTTATCTGCATATACACTTTTAACGCAATCCGCTGCTTACCAGAACAGCGCACAAGTGCTGGCTTTAGCCTCTACTCAAATTGCCGCTATTACTCCAGCGTCCATTGGAGCACTTGCGACTAGTGCTGCTTCTGGCTTTGCCACAACAGCTCAAGCCGCAGCATTTCAAAACAGTGCGCAAGTTATGGCATTGACGACGGCTCAGTTAGGCGCAATCAGCATCAATACTGGAAGTGGATTGACTGGAGGCGGAACAATTGACGCAAGTCGAACAATTGCCCTTCAAACATCTGGAGTTGCTGCAAATATTTATGGGAATAATTCAGCGATTCCAATCATTAACGTAGATAGTCTTGGAAGAATTACTGGCGCAACCACTGCGGCTATATCTGGGTTTGCAACATTAGCAGCAAATACTTTTACTGCAAAACAAACATTTGCAGCTAACTCAACAACGGTTAATCCGTTTAGTTTTTCTACTACTGCAAGTCAAGCGTTGCTTACAACTGCTACATTAGGCGCTGTTGAGTGGGATAACCAACAGATGTATGTTACTAGCTCAACGCCTGTTGCTGGGTTAACTCGCAATCCAATTGCTACGTCAACCGTAATAATCAACAACAAAACGGCAAGTTACACGCCCATAGTTTCCGATGCAGGGAAAATGATTGTTGTAAATAGTTCGTCTGCTTCAACAATTACTATTTCAACACAAGCTACTGCAAATTCAAATTTTCCAATAGGAACGCAAATTCTTGTAATGCAGACTGGGTCTGCTCAAGTGACCATTTCTGGAGCGGCTGGAGTTACATTAAGTAGCAAAAATGGCACAATTACATCTGGGCAGTATGCAGTCATTTCATTGATTAAAATTGCAAATGATTCTTGGGTAGTTGCAGGAGACGCTACAGTATGATTGCATATTTAGGAGTTTTAAGACCATTAACCACGCCAACTCCAGTAGCTCCATATAATTTAGATTATATTGTAGTGGCTGGAGGTGGCGCTGGAGGGGGGGCTTCTATAAACAGAGGAACATTAGGGTCGGCAGGGGCTGGGGGATATTTATCTGGAACATTAACCGCAGCTACTGACCCATCATATTCAATATTTATTGGCGCTGGAGGCGTACAAGGTGCCTTTTCACAAGGGTATAACAGTTCTTTAAAATCTTTTTCTAATTACATACAATCCATTGGAGGTGGAGGCGGAGGGTATCCAAATGCATTTGCGCCTACTGTTCCAGGACTTCCAATTAATGGAGGATCTGGATTTGGAATAAATACTTTAACTGGAGAAGGGCCGGGAATTCCGGGTCAAGGATTTCCAGGCGGGAACACTTCTCCTGGAGGAGGTGGAATTGGAGGCGGAGGTGGTGCTGGGCAAGCTGGCCAAAGTTCAAACTTAACAGCAAAAGGTGGTGATGGATTAACTTGGGTAGATGGTGTAACGAGAGGAGGCGGAGGAGGTGGAATTCAAGTGGGTATAACTTCTGGAACTACTGGGCTTGGTGGCGCCGGAGGCGGTGGAAACGGAGGATATCCATCATTTCAAACTGCGGGAGCGGCAAACACTGGTGGTGGAGGTGGGTTGGTTGTAGCTCTAGGTAATAATAATTATTACGGAGCTAATGGGGGCTCTGGGATTGTAAAAGTTAGATACGCTGGAACTCCACGCGCAACTGGTGGAACAATCACACAAAGCGGCGGATACACATATCACGAATTTACATCTTCTGGCAGATTGATATTTACCTCTTAACTTATGTCGCATTTTGCTGAAATTATTGACGGAGTAGTACAACGAGTTATTGTTGCTGAACAAGATTTTATTGACACCATTCCAGGGCAATGGGTGCAGACAAGCTACAATACTCGCGCAGGCCAACATCCAGAAAATCGTCCACTTCGCAAAAATTATGCTGGTATTGGTTATGTGTACGATGCAGTGCGCGACGCTTTTTATACACCGCAGCCATATCCATCGTGGGTCTTAAATGAAGAAACTTGCATTTGGAACCCTCCTGTGGCATATCCATCTGACGGCAATAAGTATGCTTGGGATGAGTCTTCTGTTTCTTGGATTTTAATTAGCTAATTGTATGCCTGACGTAAAAATATCCGAACTTCCACTAGCGTCTATTGTTAATAACGCTGACATTTTTGTTCTTAACCAAGGCGGAGTAACAAGGACGGCATCTAAGTCGTTAGTAATTGCAGGGCTTGCTACAACCGACCAGATTAGCGGCCTCAACAGCGCACAAGTGCAGTCGTTAACGTCAGCGCAGATTGCTGCGATTACACCAGCATCGCTGGGTGCCGTAGCAACAAGTGATATTATTGGCATCAGTAAAGGAGGTACTGGATCTACGGATGCCGTGTCTGCGTTGTCTGCGCTAGGCGGCATTACGTCAACGGCCATCTCTGGATTTGCTACCACAAGCCAAATTACAGGCATTGCGTTTACTTCGCAATTGTCCGCGTTTGCTACTACAGCTCAGATCAGTGGTTTTACCAACACTGCGCAAGTCAGCGCAATTGCCTCCGCTCAGATTGCCGCAATTACACCTACCTCGATTGGTGCGCTGTCTACTGATTCAGCTTCTGGGTTTGCCACAACATCTCAGGTAGTTGGAATTGCATACACATCTCAGTTGTCTGCTTTTGCTACCACAGATCAAATTAGTGGTTTTACAAACAGTGCGCAGGTTCAATCATTGGCATCAGCTCAAATTGCAGCAATTACGCCTGGATCTATCGGAGCAGCCTCTACGGCTCAACTTTCTGCGTATGTTCCTAAAACAGGAACAACAATGGAAGGAAAGTTAATTATGGCCGCAACAACGGCTCAAGCTTTTGCTAACATTGGCAGTGCCTTGTCTGGGGTAGCAGCTCCAGCAAGCACAGTTGGTGGAGATGTTTGGGTTAGCAATCAAAGCAGGCTGACATTTTCTCCTTTAACTGGAACGGCTGTAGCTGTTGCTGGAGTTTCTCAAGCAAATATATTTAATCAAGCTCAAACAATTGGAGTTGGCGGAACATCGACGTCGCTTACGGTTAGCAATAACGGAACTGGCCGAGCTGCTGCATTTACCGCTGCTTCCACTGCTGCTGCTGTTTCAATCTTGCAAACTGGAGCAGGCGAGGCATTTCGCGTTGAAGACGAGACAAGCCCAGATGCAACTGCATTTGTAGTTTCTAGCACAGGTCGAGTTGGGATTGGAGTTGCGCCAGATGCTGTAAGTGCTTTGTCTGTGGATTCTGGTGGAATTAAATTTGCTGACGGATCTATTGCTACAACCGCATTAGGAGGCGCAGGAGGTTTAAGCAGTGCGCAGGTTGAATCAATAACATCAGCGCAAATCGCTGCTCTTGGAGCAGGAAGAGAATTTGACATTACCAAGACATACCAAGCCGGAGATCTTGTAAGTCAAAATGGGTTTATTCGTTATTCTCTTCAAAACAATAATACCGGGAATACTCCAAGCTCTCCTCCTGATCCTTGGTGGGCAACTGCAAACGCAAAACCTACTGGAGTGCCTTCTGGCGACTTGTCTGGCGGGTTTGGAACTTCTCTTACTGTAATTGGCTTGCAGGGCAATCCAGTATCGGCAACTGCCCCTTCTAGCGGAAATGTATTAACTTGGAATGGAACAAACTGGAGTCCTGCTGCCGGAGGAGGCGGAGGCCTTACTAGTGCGCAGGTTGAATCTTTAACCACCGCACAGCTCAACGCAATCAGCGTGTCTGCTGGAACAGGGCTGACTGGCGGAGGGGTATTGTCTGCGTCTAGTACACTGTCTATTGCTGCGCTTTCGCCAGATCCGACTGGCACATACGGCAGTACGTCACAGATCCCATCGCTTACGGTAAACAACCTTGGGCAAGTTACGGCTGTGTCAGTGTTGTCTTTTCAGCCTCCAAATGTTCAAACATTTAGCACAGTTGGAACTAGCACTTACACAAAACCAGCAGGCGCAAGAATCATTAGGGCGCAGATTTGGAGCGCAGGCGGAGGCGGAGGTTCTGGCAGAAAGGGATTAGCGGGAACTGTGCGCTGCGGAGGTGGAGGCGGAGGTTCTGGGCAGGTTGCTGACTTTTGGTTTGACGCAAACGCAATTGGAGCAACTGAAACGGTAACCATTGGAGCAGGCGGCGCTGGCGCGGCAAGTCAAACAACAAATAGCACCAATGGCACCAATGGATCTGCTGGAAATACAACGTCGTTTGGCGCACATGTGGTTTTGCTTGGCGGAGCAGCCGGATCGGCTGGAACAGCAGCACAAGGATCAGGGGGAGGAGGCGGACATGGGGGAAATACGGGGGCCAGCGCATCAACGACTGGAGCAATTACAAATGGCACTCCTAGCGGCACAGGGTCAACTTGTGCTGCAAATGCACCCGGAAGCGGCGCGGCAGGCGGAACCGTTACGGCGGCAGACGTAGAAGCGGCGGGCGGTTCGGGTGGTCGAAATATATTACTTGGATATTTAGGTGGGGCTGCTGGAGTGGTAGGCGGAGCTGGTGGGGATGGAGTATCCATGCCATCATTACCAACAACGGGCGGTCCAGTTGGTGGATCAGGCGGAGGATCAGGCGGGGCATCTAAAACTGGCAACGCTGGAGCTGGCGGAAATGGTGGATTCCCCGGCGGAGGTGGCGGCGGCGGCGGAGGCGCACTTGATAACGTTGGCAATAGTGGGGCAGGAGGCAACGGAGGGTCTGGAGCAGCAATTATTACAACCTACTTCTAATATGCCTCGCAAATCTGTATCACTAGCAGTTGGTCGCGGCGAAAAGCTGCCTGTGTCTAAAGGCGCAGGTCTGACAGCAAAAGGTCGAGCCAAGTACAATCGAGCCACTGGCAGTAACCTTAAAGCTCCTGCACCCAACCCCAAGACAAAGGCTGATGCTGGACGCAAGAAGTCATTCTGCGCTAGAATGGCTGGTGTAGTTGCCAACGCTAAAGGCCCAGCTGAACGGGCTAAAGCAAGCATGCGGAGATGGAAGTGCTAATTTATGAAGAAGGGACTTTATTCCAACATCCACGCCAAACGCGAGCGTATCGCTGCTGGCAGCAAAGAGAAGATGCGTAAGCCGGGGGCCAAGGGTGCGCCAACTGCAAAGGCATTTAGACAATCAGCCAAGACTGCCAAGAAAAAGTAATCTTATGAAATACTTACTTGAACGTTTAAACGAAAAATCCACTTGGCGCGGAGTGCTTGCTTTAGCGACAGCACTTGGGATTAAGCTGCATCCAGAACTACAAGAGGCTATTTTGACAACTGGATTGGCACTTATAGGCTTAATCAACGTCTTCCGTAAGGAATCAAATGATACCAAACCTGCTGCAAATTCTACGACTGTGGCTGGAAATCAAGGCTAAGCGAGCCTCTTGGGAACTGGAACGCGACATAGCCAAGTACTGCGATGATGTCGAAACTCAGATCATTGAAGCTAGGGCCAATGGCCGCGATGCTCTTGCTGACAGGTTGCGTCACCAGTTCACACGTTCCAGCAAGATACTTGTATCCACCCAGCAAAGAGATACTTGAGCTAAAAGCCGGTCAAACCTATACTGCCAGCATAGCTCAAAAGTGGCACTCAAATGCCAGATACCAACAACTTGAGCTAGAATTATTGGATGCCGCATCAGTTGCTAAACAAGCTCAACATCGATGAGATATGGAAAGCCCAAGCGAAATGTTTAATGACCTAAAGGAGATTGGATCCGTTTTGGGCGTAAACGTAGCTGCTATTGCGCTATCCTTATCTCAGATTGAGCAAACTGTGCGCATCGTTGGCGGAGTTGTTGCAATCATCTACACCTTGGCGAAGATCTACAAGCTTCTGCATAAATGATTGACGAACGCTCAGCTAAGCACTTAAACACGCTGATCCCTGAGGTGCAGGATGCGTTTACTGACTTTTTGGTTGAAGCGAAAGAGTTGATTGCCAAAGAAGGACTAGATTACAAGATCATCTGCGGAACTCGTTCTTGGGACGAGCAGGCTGTGCTGTATGCCAAAGGACGCACGGCGCCGGGGCCAAAGGTGACGAATGCTAAGCCTGGATCAAGCATGCACAACTTTGGGTTAGCCATTGATTGTGGCGTGTTTAAAGGCAAGGTTTACATGGATGACAGCACCCCGGCAGACAAGAGAATTGCTGACATGATGCACAAGCAGGCCTCGACCCTGTGCGCTAAACACAAGCTTCGTTGGGGTGGTAACTTTAAATCTATTTACGATGCGCCTCATTTTGAGTACGATACTCCTTACGCTCTTGCTGATCTGTGTATTCGCAGGGAAAAAGGACAATCCTTAATTGCTTAACTATATGCCTAAAACTGATGCTAAAACTTTATTAATGATCCTTGGAAGTCCAATGGGCGGCAAAAGGAATAAGTCCTGTCCTGAATGTGAATCTCCACTTGAGTCTGATGGCTGTTGCTCTGAGTGCGGCTATGGCGAAGAAGAAGGAGAATACGAGGAAAAGAGCGGAGAAGAGGAAGGCGAAGACATGCACAACGAGCGCATGATTGAACTGCGCGATGACCTTCAGCGTATCGTAGACAAGTTGAGTAAGCTCATTTCTTAATGCCTTCACAGCCGCAAGCTGAATCAGACAACAGCTACACTGGCTTTGCTAGTAGGCTTGACCCTGCAAACTTGCCACCCGGCATCCTTCAGGCTGCTCAAAACGTAAGGTTACAACGAGGCATTGCACAGCCAAGAAAGGGCTGTAAGCGGCTTACAGATGCCACTCTTAACAGCCTAACAATGGTTGGGTCTGGAGTATGGATTGATTCACTTGGGCGAGATAATATAGTGCTGGTCTTTTCTGACAGAATGTACCTGTATCGGCCTGCACAGATTGGCTATGCAGAAGCAACACTTGGCCCGTACACCTATCCGACAGGAAGGATTGTCACAACAGATATAATTATTGAGCCAATACAGGCGTTGGATAAGATTGTCATTTTTCGGGGCCAGTACGACGACACAGAATACAGCGCCACTATTTCAAATGCTTCAATTCCAAACGGGGCAACTGGCACAATCACTGTAACAACTTCAGTCGCGCACGGGTACACCACTGGAAATGAGGTTACCGTAAGGCAAAGCTTATTTAACGCAGAGTCATCAACAGATGGAAGTTATGTTGTTACAGTTGTAACACCAACCACGTTTACCTTTTCGTGGACAAACACAACTGGTAGCACGTTTCAGGCGCACACTAATCACGGGCCATGCACAGTTAGACGCGGCAAGCCGCCGCTAATTTGGGACTCTTTAACAACACAGTTTATTGCAGCAGACCAAGCGTATGTTGCTCCAAGCAGTGGAACTGCATTAACGTACATTACAAAGTCGTTGCCTCCTGCTGAGTTTGGGTTTTACTATCAAAATAGAATAGTCGCAAAGTACACAAACCACCAATTGGTTGTAAGTGATATTCTTTCGTTTCAAACTGACATTCAATTTAATGCGTTTTTAATCAATCAAGGCGGTAATGATATTATTGTTGGGTGCTTGCCGTGGATTGAAAACAAATTTTTAGTGTTTATGAGAAACTCCATATACATGGCGTTTCTTGACCCAAGGTTTGATATTACCGCTAATGACACAAGTGAAGTAACGGTGATCACTACGGAGCTTGGTTGTTTAGCTAGAAAGACAATCGTAAATGCTGGACAGTATGTATTTTTTCTTTCAGTAAAAGGAATTTACCTACTTACTCCACAGCTAGACCTTAAGGTTATAGGCAATACAATGCCGTTGTCTGAGTCTATATCTGACTTTTTTTCAGACTTAAACTATTCAATTGTAGGCAATTCAGTAGCAATTTACTACGACAATAGATTTTTTGTTTCTGTTCCAATTGAAGATGCAGAAAATCCAAGTGCCAGAAACAACAGAATTGCAATCTATAACACGCTTAATAAAAACTGGGAAAGCATAGATGTTTATCCAGTGGGTCTTAATTCAGACAATCTTGTAGTTGCTTCGTATGAGTACCAAAAAAGATTGTACATCCTTACCAATTTTACTGGATCGCTACAGTTTGGTGGAGTGTTTTTAACGGAAGAAATTGAAGATGGAGATTTTTATATTAACGGGGCTGCTGGTGTTGTTTTGCCGTTTGCATTGCCAGTAGATCTTAATTCTGGAGGACTGTTAAACCAAATTAATTCATTTGTAAAAACCCGCGAGTTTACAATGAATTCAATATCGGAAAAAAGATTTACCAGAGGAGAATTTCAGTTTAATAACGTGCAGCAGGATTCAGTTGCTATTATTGCTACTATGCATGATCCAGATTCAACTCAAGAAATTCTTGGGTATCAATTTTCTGGAACTTCTGACGGAACATTACGACCACGCATTGCTATGCGAGGCTCAGGAGCGGATTTTACAATACAGTTTTCTTCTGGAAGACCTGCATTAAAAGGTGTAACAATTCACGGCATTGGCGCAAGTCGCCCAATGATTAGTCAGGAGTAATTATGGCCCAGATTAACAAAGGCACAATTTATACAACAACAAATTCAACCGTTACAGTAGCAAACCTTAATGCGCATGTGGATGACGCTACACTGTTACCTGGGTCTATTTCCGATCAAGTTGATCTTGCTGCAAATGTTGATCCAAGTTCACTTCAGATTTCTGTGTTGTCTTCCGGGCTGCTTAAAAAGGCAACTGTGCTTCAGGCGCTTGGTGGAATTAATCCGTCAACATTGCTGGCAAAGGCAGACAACTTGTCTGATCTTGCAAACGCAACGACGGCCAGAACAAATCTTGGGCTTAGTAATGTAGAAAACAAGTCGTCTGCCACTATTCGATCTGAAATAACCAGCGAAAATCTTTCTGTGTTGTCGTCGTTAAATGTAACGACTGCACTTGGATACATTCCGCTGTCTACAGCTTCGACCATAGATCCTGTAAAGATACTTCCCGGCATTACTTCTGCGCAAATTACAGGCCTATCTGCCGCCCAAGTTGGAGTGGGGATTACATCCGCGCAGATTACTGGCATTTCTGCTGCCCAAGTCGCATCTGGAATTACGTCTGCTCAACTAAGCGCAATAACAGGCACAGGCGCAGTAGTGCTTGCATCTTCTCCGACAATTGCAACTTCCACAATTAATGGATACACAGAGGGGACGGTAGCAGTTGGCACAGTTGGGGCGTCTGCAACACTAGCAATTACCGCTGGAACGGTTTTGACTGCCACACTTACAGCTAGTACGGCATGTACTTTTACAATGCCTGCTGTTGGAGCAGGAAAATCGTTTGTGTTGTACCTTAAGCAGGCGGCAGTAACGGGAAACGGAACAGCCACGTTTACTGGAGTTGTTTGGCCAAACGCAGCAGCGCCAGTTGTAACTGCGACCGCAGGCAGAATGGATATATTTTCTTTTGTTTCTGATGGAGTAAAGTGGTATGGGAATTTTATTAAAAATTACATATACTAATGTTTGCTAAGTCATTATTTGCTATTTCAAATCAGATCCAGACTGCCGCAATAAATGCAATGGTTGTTGCTGGCGGCGGAGGCGGCGGGCATGATGGAGGCGGAGGCGGAGGCGGTGGGGTGTTTGTGGCAAGCAGCTTTACTGTTTCAGCTGGGGCGCAACTACCTGTAGTCATTGGTGCTGGAGGTGCTGCTCAGTCATTTTATGAAATCAGGTCTGGATTTAGTGGCGAAGATTCTTCTTTTTTTGGAATTACAACAAGCGGCGGAGGCGGAGGCGGAACAAATTATTATGGATCTGCTTTATCTGGGGGAAGTGGAGGCGGAGGAAATAATTATTTTAGTCAACTTGGTGGTGGCCTTGGAAATGTTCCTCCATTAACTCCATCGCAGGGAAATAATGGGGGAAATGGATTTGACGGGGGAGGCGCTGGAG